GGCCCATTTTTCATGTCTTCATAGCAATACTTTCAAGGTCCAGGCCACATCACTCACTGATGAAGTTAATCTCATGAGTTTAGAGATCTGGGCTTGACTCGCCAGGGCTATAGGCGGTAAACCTAAGAACCTAGCTCTCGCTATGAATGGCAGTTTGACTATCCCTTTGTACATACCCTTCAGAGCACGCGCATACTTATACTTGACTTGTGCAGAAACGTCATCTAATACTAGTTTCGATTCCCGCGTTATGGCAAGTTGAGCCCGCGTAGCTCTAGATACACTTTGGTGTATCTTGTTGAAAGGTATCACTCCGTTCAGTCTTCTTTCCATTAAAGCTGCGTAGTCCCGGCAACCGGGTACTACAGCCTGTTCGATAGAGGATGATTCCTCATCCTCCCTCAGGTGATATGGTATCACCTCACGCACTTTCCACTCTACTGGCGCCCACCTGTCATCGCTACAACCCCCGACGACACTGTGAGCTGACGCTGCAGCCGCCAGTTTGTCGTACGGCGTACTAAATACGATAGATAGGTGTTTAAATATTTTAATTGTGAGTAAGTCTATTTGCTCCGATGCCGCAGGAGCGCGACGCTTTAACTCCCCCATTCTTGTGACGGTAGCGGACACAGCGTCTAGTGCCCTGACTGGCATCTGCGATTCTATCCGCGAATGCACTGCTGTCGCACACGCCCGTGACAGATACTGAGATCCTAGCCCGTCGGACATTTCAATTTTGTGTTCTACCCGCAAGAATTCGCCCACTGAGAGAATGTTACACTTTGCAGGTTGGGCCCTCGCGTTTATGTCCGCCATCTTATCATGTACGTCTATAGCTGCCTTCACGCTCCTGATTGCTATCAACACGTCGTCACCATTATGTACTGAGTCTACTACATCAGGATGCTCGAACACTCCCGCTATGTCCATATACACATAGTTGAGTACGGTATTTATGAAGGTGGTCAACCGTGAACCAGATAACAAGGTCCCGTTAGGTCTATACGGACCATCCTGCAGTGGGTAGACCATAATGTCCATGTAACTGTCGAGTATCCAGTTCATGGCAGCGAGTTGTTCTTCTGTCATCGCAGGCGCGAACACGTCTCTGTATGCCTTGATCACTGCCAACATGCTTGAAGTTGAATGCTGAGCGTTAAAGTCGTCGAAGTCATAGCAAAACGAGTCACACCCCTCCAGCATCGCCTTTAGTCGCTTGTGTACTCGACCTGCCTCTGCATCCTCACCAACAGGGAACCTATGTTTCAACACTTCTTCACAGTTAAACATGGCGAAGTGAGCGACGGTTGCCGACGTCAAGTCTACCCCATATATGGCGCGCTCTTTACCCCACTCGTACTTTGTAGATGCCCAGGCTCGTATAGCTGGTTTGCGAGTGAACATTCGCTCGACGTGCTCTAGTGGCATACTGTTCAGCGTCACAAACTTAGTCCTATACCGATAGCTGTCCCTGTTTATGTACTTCTCGTCGACTGCATGCTGCGAGTGTACACTACCCGCTGGAGACCATTCCCAGCGTGCTGCGGCGAAGTCTCGTAAATTCATACGTTTGTACTTGAATCCGTGTCTGACACCCATGTTGAACACAG